TAGCAAAGCTGTTTTCGTTATCTTCGTCACCCATGAATGCCGCTGCTGTTTCTGCATCATCAAACTCGGTGGTGTTACCGTCTGTAGTAACTTTTACCTTGTTGCCCATTGTCTGGACTTTGGTTTGTGCTTCTTCAATACCTTTCAAACGTGCTAATATCTTTTCTGCTGTTTTTGGCATGTGATTATCCCAAACTGTCATCTCAAGAGTTTCCCAGCCATCTTGGTCTCGGATACCTTCATAGTCTTCAGCGTCAATAATCTGACTAATTTTATCGTTGTCCATTATCCGACCTTCGTCAATGATTTCTTCAAGTTCTTCGTTCCAGTGATAGCCATCATCCTTCTTATTAATTTTGAAGTTGGTGCCTTCTTTACCGCCACCAATTTGATCCTTGGCATTGCTTACCGCTGCTTCGCGCGTTTTAAATGGGCCGCCTACTGCTTCGGCAATTACCGGTGTAAGTTTGTCTCGGGCTGACTCTAATTTATTAAAGTTTTCAAGTATTTTGTAAAGATTCATATCGCTCATTATTTCATATCCTTTATTGCTTGACGTTTAACTTTTGATAGTGGACTATCTTTGCCGTCGTCGTTATCTGTATTAAATTTGGCTGATGGTGTCTTACCACCGGCAACTTCGAATTGTGTATTTACTTCGCCTGCAAATGACCTTGCGGCTGTCTCATAGCTATCAGCATAGTCATCACTCGCTTTTTTCTGTTCTTTTGTCTGTGCAGGATACTCTGGAGTTTCTAACCGTGTGCCATCTTCAACGCCTTCGGCTTCTTTATTCATACTATCATCATAATCTTTACCAACAATGATTATTCTGTTCTTTTCGATGCCTGCTACCCTGGCAAGCTCTGCAATTTGCTCTGGGTTTGCTGGATAGTTCAAAGTAACGTCAAAGATATTAACTTCTTCGTTTTTTAAGCCCGGAAAGCCAAGTGGGTCGCTTTGAATAGGCGTTCGCTTAGGGGCAGTACAAGACTCTACGTCAAACATATCTAATGCTGCTTTGAATTTTTCGTAGTTTTCCTTAGGAAGTTCGCCGGCAACTTTAACCCGGTAGACGTATTGTTTTGCTGATGCAGCTAAGTATTCATTTAAAGTTTTCATAAAGTGGTTATCTCATTATATATTTTATGTATTTATCGATTTAATCTTTTTTATCATTATCTTTTTTACTGGCTTCGGCGGCTTTTAACACTTCTGCTAATAATTCGTTACGGTCGAGTTTCCTGCCGGTACCCATTGATTCGTCTGAATCGCCGCGGTCTTGGTCAAGCTTCGCTTTTTTAAGCATCAAGTCAAGCATTTTTAATTTTTTGTTAACTTTGGCATTCCTTGCTGTAATAGCATGGCCGAGAAACTGGCTTGCACTGCTTAATATTTCGCTAGCCACTCTGGCTTCGACGTTCATACCTAAATCCATTAAGTCTTTATAGCTACTAAGTGCAAGGTCTGCAATGTCGTCCATTTCTTTATCAGACGATTCCAGTCCTCTAATAGACGGCAAGGCTTGATCTATCTTTTCTAGATTACCTAGTGCTTCTGTTGTTACTAGCTCGGTGGATGTGCTGTCTTCTGTAGATTCGATTTCTTCAACTTCATCTACAGGCAGATTAAAGAGTTCTGATAATTTTTGTGTCATGTACGTATTTAGTCAGAGAACCAAAGTAGGTAGGTTATTTTTTACGGCGTGATGGCTTGCTATTTTTAAAGATGTCGTGTTCGGTTATAACTCTGAATTTGATGCCTTGCTTGTTGCACCATGCCCGCGCCATTTGCCATTTAGCTTCATTGACTGCCACTGTAGCGCGTTGGTTTTGATTCATGCCTTCTCTAAGAGCGGCTTGACCAGCAGGTTTAATTTCAATTAATTCTGTTATAACTTGATTGTCTGCATTCCTGTAACGTATTAAGAAGTCCGGGACGTATGTAGTTTGCTTACCGGTGATTGGGTGGCGGTACGGTATACGCATTGGCTCACTTGCCCATTCAATAACGTGCTCGTTTACGTCGCAAAACTGGCAGAAGTGGTTCTCCCATGAGCTTCTGTAAATTATCTGGCCGGTGCCGATGTATTTGTTTGGGTTGCGTGGATGGTATACGCCTTGTGAGAATTTTGAACTACCTCTACGCATTAGCTTAGTACGTTTCTTCCGGCGTAGTAATTTGGGAGAACCGGATTTTGCACACCGTACAATGTTGCTGGTGAGTTAATACCATTTAGGTAATATGCCATGGAGGTTGTTAACGTCATTTGATTTGTTATGTCAAGCGACTCAAGTAATGCAATCACATACGTGTTGGTTTCGGCTGCAATACGGTAAAGAGATTCTGTAAAGTTTTTTGCGGCGTAATCATCTTTCATTATTTTTGCAAATACACTTAACACACGGTCATATTCTGGACCCGGCGCAGGCAATGTTCCTTTCTCGGTGCGGATAGCTTTTGTTATATTTCTATCGGCGTATCTTGAATCATTTAGCGTGTTGGAGTTGTTAATTGCCATAATTTATTCTGCCTTTTTTGGCCTTGCTATACTGCTGCCTGTTTTTGTTTGGCCTGGTGTCGGGAAATTTAATAAACGACTTGGGGCGCCGCCGATGCCAGACAATATGCCACCTTTAATAGCGTCAAGCCCATCGGCTTTGACTACATCTTTAAATGTATCAAAGCTGCCAAACGTTCTAGCAGATGCTCCGGCCTTTTGTATTGCTCCGGCCAAGTTACCGCTTGCTAGGTCTTTACTGATCGCACCAAAGGTATCTGTTATGCCGCCTTGGCCAAATAGCGATGTAGTACTTCCTCCGCCGAGCGCGCCTGGTTCTGTGTCATAGCGAGATTCTTTTGCAAAGCCTGCAACAAGATCTCCATCACTTCCAACTGTTGAACTATCTGTATATTTAACAGCTTCGTATTGCAGAGTCATGTTATGTTCCATGACTCCGGCGCCGTCGGCGTAGTCATATGTGTCGTGATTCCAGCTGGTAATAACAGGATTGATTAGTGTATATAGCACATACCCGCCGCGGTTAAAGCCATATATCTTAATGTCTTTAAAGAACGCTGGCTTTGCGCCGGTTGCATCTGGGGTGGTAACTGTCTTACCCCAGCCCCTTTGGAAATCGCCGATGTTGTTATATAAGTTTCTGTCGTTATAATTAGCCTTACCGTTAATATTTGATTGCACCTGGAGGCCTTCGGTGTACTCATAATCAGAATCGGCAAAGTAGTACTGGAAATATTTCTGCCACAAGTCTAATACGTTTCCTTCGCCATCGTCGTGCATCTTAATAGCAACAGGTTCGTACATAATTCTGTTATGTACAAGACGTTTTCTATTATACTGGATGTATTCTTGTGTATCGAGTCTAAACGATGGAAGCTGAACTTGTTTAACGAGTGCGCCAATGAGCCCTGTGTCCGTCGACTTAACCATACTGGCAGGGTTGGACGTATTGAAATAGACATGAAACAGGAATTTCTGCTTTGGTGCTAACGCTAACCCATTTGGGCGCATTAGCTTAGAAGCGTGAGAATAGTCCTTTAGATAATTGGTGCCAAAAAACCCATCTCCGGCCTGACTGAGTGCATCAGAGCCAGAGGTAAAGCCCAACTTTTTCGCTATTTCGTCTAAGCCGCTCATGGCCTATTAACCTGTAGTGTTCTGGCCTAACGTGCGGCCTACATCTGCGCCAATTCCACTGCTTATTGGTGTTTGAACTGCATTATCAATTGATATTGATAATGCTATCATTACTGGTTCGCTTGAACTATAGTCTACTGTTCCGTAGTCAACGCCAGTTATGTAACAACCGTACATTTCCCAAGTTTCAAGTATTGTAGGCTCGTGTACACCGTTACCACCGTCTAACATTTCAAGGCGTGTAGTAAATTTGTAGTCAATGCCTGATGAAGCTGAAGACTGTTCCATGAAATCGAATTGCTTCTGCACTTGCTCACCAATTAATTTAGCAACCTGACCCGACGCATCATCACGTAGGTTACAAGTAACGTCTGCCCAAGTTGGCTTTCCTGCTAGTTTAATCCTGGAGTTGTATACATCAACTAGTACTTGGTCAAAAGTAGGATTTGGACGTTTAAAGTCTTTAACCTGCTTTGTTAATTCAGTACGTGGTGTAGAAACACCCAAGTTTTCAAATACCACCCTGAAGCGATACGAAAGTTTTGGCATTAACAAGCCTTGGCTTGTCGCGCTCTGGTCACTCGCAAGTGGAGTGGTCATTTTTGTTAAAGATGATACTGACATCTGATTGTCTCCTGTTATCTATTATTACTGTTATTTATCCTTTTTGTCTTATGATAAAATATCCATAAAAAAGCACCCTAAAAGAGTGCTAATTTATCATTTGAAAGTGAGTAGCGTTTAACCGCCGCTTATTTCGCCTGTGTTCTTTATACGGATCGGAACATATATAAATTCCCCGCTCTTAACTGGCTCTATTGCGATATCAACCCAAAGTTCATTTCGGTCGATACGTGCATTAGTGTTGTTGCTCTTGTCACAAACAACTACATAGTCATAAAGACCGCGTTTTGCAACTAAATCGTTAAGCATACGGTCCATTTGTCCTTTAAGCTCGTCACGTGTTATCTTATCGTTAGGTTCAAATACAAACTGCTTGCTAAGTGCATCAGCTTGAACACGAATGTATGATGCTAAACGTGAAACGTTAATACGGTCAAGTGCCGAACCTGCAAAGGTTGTCTTGTTACCATAGTTAACATTGCCTGCGCCTGGGATAAATGTGATTGGGTTAATATTATTAGTGTATAACACATCACGTATACCTTGACGAGTTGACATTTGAACGAATTCGCCTGTCTGTGCATTAACGTATCCAATTGCATTAACGTTATCAATTTGACCACGTCTAACACCAGCTGGTGCCAACCAAGGATATGATTGTTCGTCGCTATGTATAATAGTACGAAGTATCATGTGACTTGCTGGAACAACTACTGATGTGCCTGTCAGGTCAGTTGTCTGACCGGATGGATAAAACACACCTAAGTACTCGTCATTGACATTCAAGCCATCGCCTGTTGAAAGACCTAAGCCATTGTTATTTGATGCCCAGTTAGCAATTGCCGTGCCTGAGTTTTCTAAGCGTAGTGGAGTGTCACCAACGATGAATGCTGTATTTGCACGTTCGTTGTTTAACGCTACCATGTTAGACATAAGCTCTGGATAACCTGGGGCTGCAAGTAAGTTAAACTGGCGTTGCTCTTCACGTATATCTGAGTTTGTGTCGATGCCTGCTTTCATTGCTTGAACAACCAACGCACGTTGCGCTTGGCGACCGAAGTTTGCACTGCCGTCATCTTTGTAGCCTGACACGGTTACCCATGCATTTGCTACTGTTAGTGTATCATATGGTGGGTCGAGATTAAAGTCTGTGTTGTTGAAGTAATTTACACGGAACTCTTTAACATTGTAACCACTGCGACGAGTGTTCCAAAGTAACATACCGTCTGGGTACAATGCTGGGTCTGGCGCGTCTGGGTCTACGTAATCGCTTAGTAACATATCAGTGACTGCTGGGATATCGTCTGTTATTGGATCTGTTTGACCGTTGGTTGCCCAACGTGCATCAGCAAATAAAACACCTTCTGTGGTTGTTTGGTCTGCATTGTCAATAAGTGTCCAACCGGGAACTGAGTTATTGTCCAGCTGCCATCTACGGATAGTTGGATAGTTTTCTAAATCGCTTGTGTCTATCCATAAATCACCATACACAAGTGCTGTACTACCATCTGATTGGAAGTCTGGCGCTGTTGCAGAAACAATCGGACCGTTTGAGTCAGTTTGTGATAAATCGTGTCCACGTAGGTCACTTGTCACCGTGCGGTAACCTTTCCATTCGTTGTTGTCATGAATCATAATATCAATTTCGTCAACTGCTGGGTAGTACCATTTTGTGCCATTGATTGGATCTAGGCCCGGTGCTACTATGTCTGCTGTGTAAGTAAGAAGATTCCAGTTACTTACGATAAGTCTGGCGGATGTGCCTTCTAAACGAACATTCGTTAACGTGTTAGTGATACCAAGTGCTGCAATAGGTGCACCGGCTGTGTCTTCAAGAACAATAACGCCGCCACCTGTATGAGTAATTGTTACAAGACCACCGCCCGAAACACTTGCGCTAACATCTGTTATATTTGCGGCATTAATTTGTGATGCAAGTGATGCTGCTGTTATGCCACTGCCTGGGTCAGCAAGCGTAATTGTAACTGGTGCTGACAATGTTGGACTATTTGTGACACTTGCTTCAATAGTAAACTCATTACCAGCTGTAAGTGTTGGCGATGCATTTATGCCCGTAATGGCTGTTTCACCAGCTTTACGTTCAAATAGTTTCATTGTAGCTGTATTGTCTTCGTCAACGTCATACTGTACATAAGTAGCACCACCAGCAATTGATTTACCGCCGGTACCTGGGTCAAGGAACTTGTTTGCTGTTTGGTCGTTAGCGTATAATGGGGCCGCTTGTTCAATAAATGTATCAGTTACTGAACTATACTTCTTAACAACAATGCTTGCGCCATTATTAACAGAAGTAGTCTTCTGCCAAATTGACCCACTTGGACGAGGTCCAGTACCCGGGTCTGTAATTGGGTCTGTTTCTCTCCAGCGTGGAACATTTACGTGAGATGCATTAACAAATGCTGGTGCATTAAACACGCCAAGGTTTATGCGAGTAACAATGTCAATGCCAAGTGTGTCAAGCGGAGTGTTATTACTCTCAGCCAATGTTAATGTTGCTGCATTGTCTAGTGGAGCATAAAATATCTCAAGTCTATCATTAATGACAGAAATAGTTACTTCTGCATCCATTGAATTTGCTAATAGTGCAGCGTCAATAAGCACTTTAATAGCGTCGAGGTCTTCGTCGCCGACGAATGTTACTGTTGCTGTGTTTGTACCGTCACTAATAGTGAATGCATCTGTAGCAACCAATGGACTCAAAACTAAGTTTGCATCACTTGAATTACCAACTACTGTAGGAATACTGTCCTCCCAATCGTCTGAACCGACAAGAACCCATGCATTTGCACTGTTCTTCCAATAAACTGGATTGCTAGCACTAGTTGTATTAACTGCATACGAGTTAATTGCGCCGATGCTTGATAATGGAACTCCACTAGCAACACCACCATCTAAATCGTCTACACTTGTAATGATGA